TATATCCCAATTTAGTATCTCATCCCATTTGTCAATCCTACTATTAGTCAAATTGTCTAAGGTGTGCCACCATCCCCATCGTTTACCAAATCCAGTTCCTGTTTGGCCTCTTTCGTCATCTTCTTTGCTTCCTCCATCAAACAAGTTTTTATAACTTTTGTTAAGTCCTCCGAGTGAGTGTAAAAAAAAACACCTATTGGATAAGCTATTGTTATTGGCATATTATTTAGAAAGTTATCTGCTGTCTTTCTAAGTATCTCACTGTCTACTTTAATATGTTTCCAACCAAATAAAGTTCTTTTAACTGGTCTACAAATAGTAGTTAAAATGTGATGTAAGTTATTGAATATAGCATCCTCATCGTCTTTAGCGTTTTGTAGTATTTCCATACTGTTAATGTATTCACCAAATAACAATTTCTTAGCATCTATTTTAAACTCATACCATTGACCACCAATCTTAAATCTTTTGTCTTTTAGTTTATTAGGTAATTCAGTATCTAAGAAACTCATTTTCTCTTTTATGGACTTATACTGTTTTAAACTAATATTCTTTATTACATCTCTTTTCTGTCCTGTTAAGACTGCTAGAATGTTGACTACTCTTTCTATAGGGTTTAGTTTGGAGTTTAATACTGGTCTTAGATTAATATAGTTTCCTATTGTAACATCTGACCACTTTGTTGGGATTGTAATTTCCATAATTCTATATATAACAAATTTATTAATTATAACAAAACACTAAAATAAATAATTTAAACTAAAATACTAAACAACTAAACACCAACTAAAATAATAACTCACAATGGCTGAGGATAGTGTTTAAATCAATTCTAAGAAACTTAAATACTTTTTACGTGTATTTATATAGATTAACTATTTATAGTGTCTTAAAACTAATATTTAACATTAGCTAGTTTATGAAATAGTATAAATTAATAATAAGATAAATATCTTATCTTATCTTATAGAACCCCATTTGCTCAGCATTTGCTTAGCATTTGCTCAGCATTTGGTCTATTTTCCTCTATAAATAAAAAGGGGTAACGCTCTTTCGCCGACTACCCCAATTCCCAAAACAAAATTTATGCAAAAATTTTGCTTAATCAAATATAGTAAATTAAAATAATTTATATTCTGTTTCTTTTATTCTTTGTTCAGCTATGTTAAAATAATTCTCGTCTTGTTCTATGCCAATAAAGTTTCTATTTGTATTCTTACAAGCTACACCAGTTGAACCGCTACCCATTGTAAAATCTACTACTAAATCATTTTCATTGCTAAATGTTTTAATTAAATCTTCTAATAATAAAATTGGTTTTTGAGTTGGGTGGTGTCCGTCATAGTCCTTTTTGTATTTTAAAATATTGCTTTTATATTTATTTCCTTCCCATAAATTAAATGTGCTTGGGTATTGCTCATTCATTTGTTTTAGCAAATCCGTTCTATATTCGGTGTCTATTTGCTTTAATTCTGCAAACTCTTTAAACTTATTTACCTTGTCAATTTTAAACACCTCAATCAATTCTAAATAAGTTTTTTCAGTACACAAGCTGTATTGTGTGCTGTTTATGTAAAATGTATGCTCAGCTCGTCTATGTCCTAATTTTGTATTTATTTGTTTTAGGTTTAAGCCTATGTAATCCATTAATATTTTAAAGTATTCTCTTAGTGGGTGCTTTCCTTCAAAGTCGTGTTTTTGATGCATTTTGCTAAATACAAGTATATCTTCAGTAAAACTTACCATATTTACTTTAACACCTAAAGCGACTGCAAAATTATCCTTTTCCCAAGTGGCTCTATAATTAAAGGGTATGTTTGGTATTGCTTCCGTTATTAATTTAGTTGTGTAAGGTTCTTGACTAAATAAAATCATTTTACCGTTCTTTCTTAATATTCGGTTTGCAATCTCATAAACCTTTTTAGGTTCTATTGATAAATCCCAACCATTAATACCAAGTTTTCTACCACCATCAGTATTCATATTTCCATAAGGTAAATCAGTCAATATTAAATCAACACTACCACTTTCAATTTTATCACTTTCAATTAAGCAATCACCTTTGTATAATTTTATCTTATTGCATACCATCCTCGATTATTTTCTTTTAAATGTATTAATGCCACGTATCTCAAAGCATCCATTAAGTGATCCTGTCCGATAGGTTTTTGTAGACTATTTCCGTTTTTATCTGTTGCCCATTTATACATCCTAAACTCTCTTCTAAGGTTGCTACTATTCACAACATTTATTTTATATCGTTTTAATATATCTATTCCGTTTAGAATACTGTCTCTACCTTTTGTAGCTGGTTTAGCGTTTAGTCCTAGTCTATATAGTTCCTCAATTGACTTAGGTTCTGCACTATCACAAATTAACTCTTCTCTGCCAATAATAGGAATTAGCTTTTCTGCTATGTCATGGTTAGTTAATTCTCTTTCATAGATTAACTCTTTTAAATATAGTTCGTCATCTTTACGGTAAACTGACAAAGCTGCACAACTATCTATTGAATAGCCAAAATCTAATCCATGTGCCACTAACTTACAATCTGGCATACTATCAACATACTTGACATTCTCGTATATTAAACCACTTATATTTCCATACTCACCAAGACCGTATATCTTCCAGAACTCTTTGTCTGTTTGTTGTAGATATTCTATTTCTTTAATTAGTGACTTAGGTAGAAACGCATTATTCTTATAGTTGCTTACTATTACCTCAACGTCTCCGACTTCCTTAGAACGCTTTATTTCTAGCTCCTGGTTAATCCATATTTGCTCATCGTCTGGGTTAAAATCTAAGAATATCTTGTTCTCGGTTCTCATTAGTAACTGAAAGAACTCCTGTTTGTATTCTAACTCATTAGCTTCATTACAATATAATATATTTCTTTTAGCACCTCTTAGCTTTTGTTCGTCATCAGCACCAATAAACTCAACTAACCTTTTACCATATCTATACTGTTTTTTAGTCTTATTGTGATCTACTCCAGAATACCAACCTTCAGCCTTTAGAATGTCCTCAAAGTCTCTAATTACAGTTCCATCTAAATTAGTTCTATATTTTCTTACAGTAGTCCAGACACCCTCATGACAATACTTATCAGTACCATAGTTACCACTAATTAACCATAATGCACATAATTGGTTTAAAGACCAGGTTTTAGAGCTTCTAGTCCCTCCTCTATTTATTACTATCTTAGAGTCACTGTCATAGTTACGCTCGAATATTTCAGTCGCTTCCACGCTTTATATTGATGTTAATATTATTGACTGTGGATTCTATCTCCTGTTTTTCTGGTGCGTTTAGTCCAAACATTTTAGCTATTGAATCATAAGCACCACGATAGTCAGAACCCTTGACCATTTCTTTAAGTAAATAGAATTTAGCTTTCTGCTCTTTAGAGAGGTTTTCTTTTGCTGCTAGGTCCATTAGATACTCCCAAGATTTAATCATTTTAAAATATCCCTCAGCTACTTCTTTTCTAGTTATTTGAAAGGCTTCTGCTTCTTTTGTTTTCAATTCTTGCACCCTTGTACTTATATTGTACTGAGCTAAGAGGTGACTAGCCTTAGTTGCTATAGTCTCTAACTTAGTGTCTTGACCAACATCATAAGCCCGCCTATAAGCCTCTGAAGCATTGCCAGTATTAACATACTCCTCAGCGAATTTACTTTGTTTAGGTGTTAGCTTACTCATTCTTTTGTCTTAGTGAAACTTTTAATAATATTAGATAACCTATTAAGTCTGTTACTGTGTCTTCTGTTTTATCGTTTATGCCTTTGTTTTTAATTCTAGATAGTTTGTCATCTATTCTAGCACTAATAGCCTCTATTGAATCTAGCTTGCTAAATATAGCTATTGGATTATTAGCTGTGTCTCCATAGTCAGCATTCTTTTGTAGTAGTAGTTCTGTAACTTCCTCAGCTATTTTTTTTATTAGATATTCTGTTTTCATAGTTTCTCACTATTCTCAATGACTTGTTTTATAAATGAGTCAGGTAGTCTCCTCCATTTTCTTCTAGCTTCCATAAACCTAACAAAGTAATTTACAGCCTTACTACCGAATAAAGCCTTTTGCTTTTTTATTTCTTTAGGTGTTAGTTTCATTTAAAGTCTACTAAGTCCTCAATATTAACTTTAAACTGTTTATAATTACCCTCTTCCGTATGGCTTACAATAGCTATATTACTACCTAAAGATTTTATATATACTCTTTTGTCATTATATGTTAATCTTCTTTTTAACATTTCTTTTTTAGTTTTCTCCAAAATCATTTTTTTCTTGTATATATGCCAGCTCTAATATTCTATAATCTGTTTCAAAGTTAAACGTTGTCGAGGCCACTCCATTAATATCAAAACATTGATAAGTCTCTCCATTCATTTCAGAATAGAAGTACAAACCCTCTTCGTCTATATAATAGCCATAGCTAAAGTCATTTTTTATTGACTCGTTTTCGTCTAACATTCTTTTTCTTTTTTACTTGTTTAACTTCTTTAGCTTCTTTTTCAGTTAGCCAATTAAATAAGATTTGCATTTGACTTTTAACGCAACTATTACAAGCCCAACTTACTTTCATGTCTGGATGTATTTCTTTTAATATAGGTTCTAAGTTGTTTCTTAAAAAAGATATATCTACAGAACCAGGAAAGGCTTGAGAGGTGTTATAAAATTTGATTGTTTCTTCTATTGTCATAATAATCTTCTTTCAATTATACGTAAAATTAGCGGTGTTATTAATATTATTGGGTTTAAAGTTATTAAAAAATAAATTAAGGATAACCAGAAGCTAATACAAAAGCTACAGTTAAAAGGCTTGTAGTCCCATTTATCAATCAAAGGTCTAGCATAGTCTACCCACGTTG